TATAATTATAGTATGATTGTATCTCATGAAAGTCCTATATCTATTTTAGATAAATCTCGAACATATAATAATTATGATTATGCTTTGGTTCACTTATTTGAAACTCATCCTGAATATTATAAGTTTTTTAAAAATAGTATTAAGATGGGTAGAGAAGTTTTACTCGATAATAGTATTTTTGAACTTGGTGAATCATTTAATCCAGAGAAGTTTGCTAAATATGCAAAAGAACTAAAACCTTCATACTATATAGTACCTGACATCTTGGAAGATGGTTATGCTACTATTAAAAGTTTTCATGATTTTGTTAGTAACTATCCTGATTTACCTGGTTTAAAAATTGGGGCTGTTCAAGGTAAAACATATGATGAAATAGTAGATTGTTATACATATATGTCAGAAAATGCTGATTACATCGCAATAAGTTTCGATTTTAGTTATTATATAGTTACCGGTAGAGGTAAAACTAAATTAGAAAGATGGTGTTCTGGTAGGCAAAAGTTAATAAATGATCTTAAACAAGACGGGGTTTGGAATAAAAATAAACCTCATCATTTACTTGGATGTTCTCTTGCTAAAGAATTTAAAGAGTATGTGGGTGATAGATCAATTAGATCAGTTGATACATCTAATCCAGTTGTCGCAGGTATTAAGGAACTCAGATATACTAGTGATCTAGGATTAAATGAAAAACCTTCTATAATGTTAGCTGATTTAATTGATCATGAAGTTAGCGATACAGAATGGGAAAATATACAATATAATGTTAACAGTTTTAAGGAGATAATAAATTATGATAATTAGTTTTACAGGAGCTCAAAGTACGGGTAAATCTACCTTACTAGATAAAATGATGACTGATGATAGGTTTCGTAAGTTCGATTTTGTACCGCAAATTACTAGAAGATTGGTTAAACAATATAACTTAAATCATAATGAAGATGGGGATGAATTTACTCAATTAGCTATATTAAATAGTCATTTACATAACTATCTTATGTATAGAAATAAAAATGTAGTATTAGATAGATGTATATTGGATGGGTTTATGTATTCGACATATCAATACTATACAAATAAAATCCCTGAGGCGATTACATTACAGGCTAGTTATCTATTTGAGAAATTGATTAAAAAGTATGATATTATATTTTATACTGAACCTGATATACCGTTAGTAGAAGATGGAGAAAGAAGTACTAATAAAGAATTTAGAAATAAAATGATAGATCTATTTGAAGAAGCAATCGATCATTATAAAATAAATGTTGTAAGATTAAAAGGAGATGTTGATACTCGTATGGAAACAATATATAATACATTTGATAACTATGGCAAATAAAGAATTAGATAACAGTAGAATTAGTAAGCATTTAGGTCAAACGTCTCAATATAAGAGTGCGTATGATTCTGAATTGCTTGTAAGAGAACCTCGGAGCAATAATCGTGTATATTTAAATATATTTGATGATGATTTACCTTTTGTAGGTTCAGATACATGGAATGCATATGAATGTTCATTCCTTCTCGATAATGGGCGACCTGTAACTGGCGTTGTGAAGTGTGTATACTCTTGTAGTAGTAAGTATATTGTTGAAAGTAAAAGTATTAAGTTATACTTTAATTCCTTTAATATGACTAAAATGGCTGGTGATAAAGATAAAGCTATTAATGCGTTTGAAAATACTGCAAGTAAAGATCTAAGTAGAATATTACAAACTGATGTACAAGTTAAATTCCAAGATGGTCACCGGGTTAATGAGAAGGTTGATAGCCCTAATAGAGAATGGGATATCGATGATTACGATAATGTCGATCTATTAGAAGATCATAAAGATTTTATATATACTCAATATACTGAAGATCCTGGTTTATTAGAAGGTATTAGTCGTGAAAGAGACTTTGAACAGAAGTTTTATTCTGGTCTATTGAAAAGTAATTGCCGAGTAACTTCACAACCTGATTGGGGAGATGTATTTATTCATATTAAATCGAAGCATGTTATCGATGCTCATAGTATTAAGAATTATGTAGTTTCATATAGAGATGAGTGTCATTTCCATGAAGAGATTTGTGAATGTTTCTATAAGAGATTGAAAGATGCTTTCGATCCTTCTGAACTATTGGTAATGTGTTTATATGCTCGTAGAGGTGGCATTGATATTAATCCTGTAAGAGCATCTAATCAAGATTTAATTGATAAGTATGCTGCAAATCTAATCGATGTAAACGCAGTTCATATTAAAACTTCGAAGCAATAATGGATATTTTTATGATGCAAGGTATAATAATGTTTTTATTATGCTATGCATATTTTATAGCATTTTATTATTAGACAAAATGAGACCTGGCTCGTATGAACCAGGTCTCAAACTGTGAGATCTTATATCAAGATTAGCCGAAGTACACCGAGTTAGTACCGGGTGTGAACGCTTCGCCGAGTCCTGTTACAATGATAACGTGGTAGTAGAGATTTGCTCCGAAGATATTGTCTACGACACCATAACGCGTTAGCAAGCCAACGCGAGGTGCGAAGTCATTCGGACCGATTGTTCTCTGAACCATGACTGGAATGTATGGGCAGTAGATGATACCAGTGTCGTAAAACTCTGGACCTTTATAACCAAGCAACGCATACTCAACAGACGTATTAGAAGCAGCTGCAAGGTTATTACCCATTGTCTGCCCTTCAGTACGTGTGTCTCTGTAAACGTTGAAACGTCCACCAAGATTACCAATCTTAGCAACACCAACTGGTTGTGTATTAACATTACCTTGAACAGGTGCCCACTGGAATTCAGGGAGCATTTCAAGAATAGCGCATACACGAGGTGTAGCTACGATGAAGTTAGCAGCTCCGCGGCGATTTCTCACTGCGATTCTGTTTGCTTCAACGATCAGTCTTTGATAGAAGTCGCGATTACGTTCTACTAACCATCGGCCGTCTGCAGAAGCAGGGCTCCATACAGAAAATCCGTTTCCGGATCCTGCATTAAGAGCAACTTGAATCATTCTCATAAGCATTTCACGGTCGATTTCGGCCTGAATTTCATACGACATAGCGTTTGTCAATTCAGTATCGATATCGATACCATTCATGTTCTTAAGATCTTGTTCAAGTTCAACCGACCAGCGAGCGCCAAGGCGTCTTGTACCAGCTTCAACAGCAGTATTCTCGAAAGAGACTTCCATTGTAGGAATGTTACCAGTTATTTCGAAGTTTTGAAGTAACTGAGCAACACCATTATCTGCTTCATTATAAGCACCAAACTCTGTATTACCAGAGAGATAGCCAGCAGATGTACCGGTGTAAGATGTTCTTAGTTCTTGGTAGCCAGCTTCTTTGCCAGCAGCACCATTAACATTACCTGGATTTAGGCCAGCAGCGGATGTACCACCCTTACCATCAATCCCATCACCAAGTGTTTCACCTGAGTAACGGTAACGAAGAGCAAATGCAAGTCCAACAGGACCTGCCATTGGTTGAACACCAACGATTTCATTTGTAATTAACTCGGGAAAAGTACGACGAATCATAGGAATCAAGATCTTTGGTAGACGGAAGTCGTTAGTAGCATAGCTGTCTGTACCTGGAGTACCAGTTACATTAGTTGCAGCTCCAATAGAAGCGCCACCACCAAGTGCACCATTGACACCAGAGGTATTGCTACCAGTTGGTGTGTAGTTAGGACCTGCTTCATTTATACACCATGCTTCTTGGTTTTCCAAAAGCATAGCAGTGTTTAAACGAGTATGACTATCTTCAATAGGAGCAACGCTCTTTGAAGTGTAGTCAAGGACAGGAGCCCATTTCTCTAATAGAGAAGCAGCTCTTGATTCATCAATATAAGCCTGTGAAGGTCTAATTGTATTCATAATTGTAAATTTTCCTTTATATTCGACCCCAAGGTTTTAAAAACCAGGAAACTCAGGAAGACCTAAAGTTTAGGAAATTAGTACTTAGAAAGCTCGTCCATATATGGTGAGCTTGCGCTTTCACTAACAATTTCTTGTGTAGTGTCTTCGTAAATCACCCTATCGACGTCTTGTCTAGTACTTAAAGCCTCTTCTTTCAAAGTCTCGAGTCTGTTACTTTCTTTTTTCTTGAAAAGCTTCAAAGTATAATCAAAGTTTTCAGCAATGAACTCTGCGTCCTTACCTTTTAATACTTTGTTTATGTATTGCTTTGTTCTCTTATCAAGACCAACAGTTCGTTTTTCAAGAATTAAACCAGCCTTAACTGTATTTAATTCTTCTTTCAAAACTGCATTTTCTTCTGCAACAGACTCAAGCTTCTTAGAAGCTTCATTAATTTGATTATGACCGTCAACAACGGCCTCTTTAATGCTTTGTTTTTCTAAAGCACTATCAACTGCTAGATGGCTTCTTAAGCCTTCTAAAATTTTCTTAGCTTTTGTATTCTTTACTGCTTCTTGAACACTTTTAACTGGTATCTTTTCTTATATATATACATCTAAATAATCTGAAATACTTTCAATCAATTGAGATTGAAAACCTTCAGCTTCATTACCTAGTGCGGTTTCATACTTATCAACAACTAATTTTAATTTATTAGCTCTGTCAGTATCGATTGCTCCGACTACTTTGTTTAATTTAGAAGAATGATCTTCATCAATTTTTTCTACTAGCTGATTAAGCTTTTCAGTATACAATTCATCTTGTTCATTAAGAGCTTGTTCGACATGGATCTGAACCTTGTCGTTAATCTTTTGCTCAAAGACGTTTTCGATTTCTGATAACACTTCTTCATTAAGTGCACCGTTAGTTGCTTCTGATAAAATTTGTTTAATGTCCATAATTAGAATATATTTATATTATTATTTAATATCTTTTGTT